ATGCCATGCTTTGGGAAACCGGAGCAATTGACAGTTACAGTGATGAGAGTCTTGTAAACCCATTAGGCAATATGCTTTATTCGGTTTTGCATTCAAACAATTTGGAGATTTAGAAAGGTGGTGTGGTGATATGCCATGAAATTGACAGCAAAGCAACGACTGTTTGCGGACGAATATATTAAGAGTGGTAACGCCACACAATCCTATATCAGAGCTGGTTACAGTGTTAAATCTAAAAAAGTTGCTGGCGTCAATGCAACTAGAATGCTAGGAAATGCTAGGGTTAAATCCTATATTGACGCTAAAATGGCTGAAATTGAGTCACATAAGATTGCAGACGCCAAAGAGGTACTTGAGTTCTACACAAGGGTGCTACGTAAAGAGGAAACTGAGCCAGAAAAACTCATGAATGAGGATGGTTCAGAGAGCTTTTGTAACCGTGAACCGTCACTAAAAGATAGGCTTGTGGCCGCTAAGGAGCTTATGAAGCGTTACCCACTCAACGATCCTGTTGTTAAGGCACAACTCGACCGCATAAAGGCAACAACCAAGAACATCGACTTACGCAATAAAAATCTTGAAGATGGTGGTCAGGATGTGGCTGATGCCGTTGATGGCTTGCTAGGCTTATTAAAGAAGGGAGTAGATCAGAACGGTAAAGATAAACGTGGATAACCTGCTGACGGCTAAGCAGCAGTGGGTATTGCGTGCTTATATGCACGGTGATTGGAAGTATCTAATTAACTACGGAGCTGTTCGATCCGGTAAGACATTTATTGACAATATTCTCTTCTTAATGGAGCTTCAACGAGTATCACGTCAAGCCAAAGAGGAAGGCAACCGGAAACCCATGTACATTCTGGCAGGCTATTCCTCCAACTCAATTCAAAACAACGTACTTAGCGAATTGACGAACGTCTTTGGATTGGACATTCACTATGACCGACATGGGCACTTCAACCTATTTGGTGTCGAGGTGGTACCTGCTTACACGGGTAATGTTCGTGGTGCTAGTGCTATTCGTGGTATGTCTAGCTATGGTTCGTATATCAACGAAGCATCGCTTGCCACGCAGGAAGCCTTTCAAGAAATCATTCAGCGTTGCTCCAAACCAGGAGCACGGATTATCTGCGACACAAATCCTGACAGCCCACAGCATTACTTGAAGAAGGATTACATCGACAACAAGGACCCCAAAGCAAGAATCAAGACGTTCCACTTTGTTTTGGACGATAATACATTTTTACCCAAGGATTATGTCGATTCGCTAAAGGCTGCCACACCTTCGGGGATGTACTATGATCGCTCAATCTTGGGCCTCTGGGTTACTGGTGAAGGGGCTGTCTATAAGGACTTCGACGAACGTACCATGACTATTAAGCGTGAGGACTTGCCAGACAACCTAACGTACACGGCCGGTGTCGATTGGGGATTTGAGCACCCAACGGCGATTATGGTTATTGGCCATGATGATAAGGGCAACTACTACTTGGTCGATGAAGCTTACGGGCAGTTCCAACAAGTTGACCCACACTGGATTAACGTTGCCCAGGGCTTCCGTAAAAAGTATGGAATGTCAATGCCGTTTTACTGTGATACTGCCAGAAATGAGCATGTCCAGAACTTTAAGCAGCACCATATTAACGCTAAGTTTGGTTATAAGAACGTCCTGGACGGCATTGAAAAGGTGGCAGCACTTATCAAACAGCACAAGTTTTATGTAGTTGATGGAGCAGCACCTAACTTCATCAATGAAATCTACCAGTACGTTTGGGATGAAAAGACAGGGGCTCCTGTGAAGGACCACGACCATGCCCAGGACGCTGTGAGGTACTGCATTGCTACGCCGCTTCATTTGGAGGAGCAAAAGAAACAGTTCCCTGGCGTCAACAAGGGACAAGCACGCCAGACGTTGCGTCGCTTGGGAATCTAGTAAGGAGGTTTACATTTTGGCAAGAACGAATGACCGCTGGATCTGGTCCAGGGGTAAAATGCTGAACGGCCATCGCTTTGACGATGACGCCAACAAGGTCTACACAATGCCAGCTGATTTATTCCATCATGCCTTTGATAGCGGCAACCCCAGCTCAATTAGTGAGGTTGTCGCTAAGTTTTTAGCCCATCATTATCAGTATGAAGCACCACGAATTGCCGAGCTGGAACGGTACTACCTTGGCGATAATGATATTCACTACTGGCATAATCACAAACAGATGTTAAACCGTGCAGATAACCGGGTGGCGTCAGGCTTCCCCAAGTTCATCACCAATATGCGGGTGGGCTACATGATGGGTAAGCCAATTAAAATGCAATGGTCTGATGACAAACAATCGGATCCACCGGTTGTTGACGCAGTTAAAGATTTTAACCGTTTGAATGATGAAACTTATCACGAAAAGGTTATGAAGACCAACCTGTCAGTGACTGGTCGGGCTTATGAGCTGCTGTATACTGAGCAGCCAACCCAAAATGATGATGGCAGCACTAACACGGCTAAGGTGAAGCTAAAAGCCATTGACCCACTGACAGCGTTTGTTGTGTACGACACGAGTATTGAGCAAGCACCACTGTTTGGTGTTCGTTACTACTTAGTTGATTACGACGATGAGCTTGCTAAAGGCTACTATGTCGATGTCTACACTGCTGACACTGTATACCACTATCATGCTGGGGAGAACCCGACTAATGCCAGCATGGAGTTAATCGGTACTGACAATACTGGGTTCGGTGTCGAACCGTTGACTGAGTATATCAATAACGAAGAAAGAACCGGCGATTGGGAAGCTAAGTTGGACGAGATTGATGCCTACGATAAGGCGCTCTCTGAGATGGCTAACAGCGAGGAGGACTTCGCCAACGCCAAGTTCGTTATCAATGGTGATATTGATGCAGACTACATTCCAGTGCTCAAACCAGATGGGACCCCGTTGTTAAATGATGATGGCGATCCAGTCATGATTCCAAAAATCAAAGCTGATGACCCGTACCTTTTCTTAAAGCCATCTGTTATCCCGGGGGAGAATGGCAACACAATTGTTCCGTCTTCCGCCGAGTATTTGACTAAGCAAATGAATGAAGCTGGTTGGAAGCTCTACATTGAGCGCCTAGCCGCTGACATTCACAAGGACACTAATACACCGGACACAAGTGACCAGAACTTCGGCGGCAATAATTCCGGTGTGGCAATGGCCTACAAGCTATTTGGCCAGGATCAGGAAATGTCCATGCAGAAGTCGCTTTTTAGTCGTGGTATTATGCGGCGCCTTCGTATGCTGACATACTACTGGTATATCAACGGTGAGACAGGCATCAAGCAAGACGATGCCAACGGCTTTACAATTACTTACACACCTAACTTGCCAAATAACGACACTGAAATTGTGCAAGACTTGGTACAGCTTAACGACACTGGGCTGTTTAGTGACCAGACTCTGCGTGAATTTGGTGCCGCAATTACCGGTGTTTCTGCTGACGCTGAAAAGCAACGGATTGATGACCAGCAAGAGGAAGAAGAACCCGGACAATTTGATAGCGCCCCGTTACAGGGCGTTAATCCTGCCGACTTAGCGGCTGCCCAAGCGGAGGCGAAGAAGCAGGCTGGTGTGGAAGGCACACCTAACCAGGGGAATACGTCACCAGCTGACTTTATAGCTGGGTTACAGCGTGGTGGTAAGAATGCTAAGTAAAAAGCAGATGCGCCGATTGATTAATTCAATCTATGGTGCAGGTAATCAATATGGCAAACAACTTGAACGATTATATAGACGCGCTAATCGCCAAATACAGGGCGAGATTAGCGCGTTTCTTAGTTCTCAAGTAAATTGGGCAGGCAAGCCATCAAAAGACGACCTGGAGGACGTCAGGGCCGAATTAGAAGAAGCTAGCTCTGAATCGGTCGGGCCAATTGTTGCCAGCCTACTAGCAGCTGTTACATTGGGGCACCCCAAAAATGGGGATGTCGAAACTGCCAGGATTGCGTTGCCGATGGTCAGAGTTGCCAAAGTTCAGCATGAGCAGCTGGCAAGAATTCAGCAAGCAGTTCCACAAAAGGTAGCTAGAGCAACCGTAGAGCAGAATAGAGTAACGCCAGAGTTGCATAGAGTGCCCTATAACTATGATGTGATGCTGCAACGCCAAGTGTCGGATAGTGTTCGCCAAAGGGTACCAGACCCGGCAAACATTAACCGCAATGTTCAGCAGACCATCAATCGGGTTCGCGACGTGGTTAAGCAGGCTAGTCAGTCAACCGATGCTAACCCAGACTGGGCCAAGCAAGTTGAGCGAATTATTACTGGTGGCAAAACACATGGCGGTGCTAGTGGACGAGCAAGAATGATTGTTCGCACACAGGCCTGTCATGAGCTGAATAAAGGGACCATTGCTGATTTTAAGGCGCGTGGTGTTAAGCAGTATCGCTTTATGTCATTGGAATCGGTCAATTCCTGTAAGGATTGTACGGAGCTTGATGGCAATATCTACGATGTTGATGATGCCGAAGAGGGCGTTAACTTGCCGCCATTACACCCTAACTGCCAATGCTGGATCGTTGAATACAACGATGATGACTATGGCAGTGGTAGTGGTTTAGAAATAGCAGAAGATAGCTGATTCTCCGTTCCGGGGGACCGGCTTTTATTTTGGACTTTTTTCGGTGCAGTCGTTAAAGAACGCTGATTCGCCGCCGGGCGTTAAACGAGTAATCGTCGCTGGACGTTAAACAGGAGGATTTAGTTATGAACGGAAAAGATAACAATACTAACCCAGAGGTAGCACCTGAAGAGCCTAAGACCGATGTAACCGGTTCAGAAGAATCTAAGCAAGAGGAGCCCAAAGAAGAAAAGACTTTCACTCGTGAAGACTTGGCAAAGGCTGTAAACGCCCAGCTTGAACAAGCCAAGGCTGATATGCAGAAGGACTTCCAAAAGACACTTGCTGACGAAGTAGCTAAGGCACGCCAAGATGGCGAAGAACGGGCCAAGATGACTGCGGAACAGCGGGCGGAAGATGATCGTAAGCGGCTCCAAGAACAGCTTGAACAGCAAAAAGCGGACATTGAGGCCCGGGAACGGAAGCTCAACACTCGTGACGCTTTAAGCGCTGCTGGATTGCATATTCCAAGCGAAGATGTGGATCTGTTCGTTCAAAAGGACAGTGAAACCACTCATCGAATGATTGACCGCTTCAAAGCCCTGGTTCAGACGGAAGTGCAGAACCAAATTCACCAGCGAACGGCTACACAGGAAACACCAAAGGGTGGTGTGGACCCTACCAAGGCCGTTAAGACAACTAAATCGTTTGACCAGATGAGCTATGCGGAGAAGCGGCAACTCTTCCAAGAAGATCCAGCTGCTTACCAGGCTCTGAAAGATAAAAGTATGAACTAGGAGGAATATAAATTATGGCAGATGATTACTTTACTCTCTCGAAAGCGATTATTCCTGAAGTCTTTAATGACTATGTTCAAGAGACTTCAACGAAGACCAACCGCTTCATTCAATCAGGCATTACGACGAGCAATTTTGATATTGGCAACCAGCTTCTTCAACCTGGCAATGTGCTAACCATGCCATACATCAATGACCTTGATGGCAAACCGCAGGTATGGAACGACAAGCACGATATTGAAGTTAGCTCCACGACTACGGGCACTCAATACGGTTTCAAGTTTGCTCAAGTAAAGAGCTTTGGGCGGACTGATTGGTCCAAGATTTACTCTGGCGCGCCAATTGACCAGGTAATTGCGTCCCGCTTTGGTGCTTACTGGACCCGTGTAGACCAGCACAACCTGCTGAACGTGGTTAAGGGTGCCTTTAACAACACCGACATCGCCACCGCTAAGATGTTCGATGATTCGGCAAATAGCTTTGGTGCTCGTGGATTCCTGGCAACTACTGCCCTAATGGGTGATTTGCAGGATAACTCATTCTCTGTGATTGCGGTCAACTCAGCAACTTACGCTCAAATGAAGGCTAACCAAATGCTTGATAAGCAAATCCCACAGAACCAAGTAGTTATGCCGTTTGGTTCATATAACGGTATGCGGATCCTGGTTGATGACGATATTCCGCTAGATGGTCAGGTGGCTACCAGCTACATCTTCCAGACCGGTTCTGTCGGCTACAAGGTAGCAACACCAGAAAACGCGGTTGAAGTGTTCCGTGAACCATCTAAGCAAGGTGGGCGGACCAGTGTTATTAACCGGCGCTTGTCAGCGACCCACGTCATGGGGACTACTCTTTCTGCTACGGCACTTGGGAAGATTAACGACGAATTCGACCCAGAAAGCCTTACTGACGGAACTATGTGGGATTGTGTCGTTGACCCTCGGAAGATTCAAATCGTGGCTTACAAATCCAAGATTGATACTGACTTTGTTCCAAAGCAACGGGCTACAAGCTCTACTACTAATAAGCCGGCAAACGGTGGGAATACCGCTGACAATCCAAACGGCAAGTAAAAGAAAGGGGTGGTTTGAATGAATGAAAATCAAACTGCCGAAATCCTTAAATCTGTCAAGTTGGATAAAGGGATTACTGATAATTCGCTCGATGGTGTCATTAGCAACTTTATTAAACAGGCCATAGATATGGTTTGTCTTTACGTTGGCGAAGATACACTACCTGCAAAGTTGGAAACCATTGTTGTTCGTATCACGGAAGCACACTATGTGCAGTCGATGAACGACGCTGACGGCGTTAAGACGTACTCCGAAGAAGGAGCGAGCTGGTCGTTTAATGACAATGAGCTAGGACCGTACACCACTCTTTTAGAGAAGTATATCAGTGACCGTGATGGTCAAGGATTCAAGGGGCGTGTTATGTCATGGTAAGGCGATTTAGACCGCTGGTGCTTATCTATGAGACCGTTGAACATGGTTTGATTGACGATACTACTAAGACAAGCTATGAACCCGTGATGGCCCATGTGACGGAAGTTAATGGGGCACAGCGGCAGAATAACTTGTTTGGTAAGCAGTATGCCATGACCTGGGTCGCACGTATTCGTGGCAACTACAAGCCCCAGTATGTTGCGTTCCCCAGGGTAGGCGCGTCCAATGACCAGCTGACTAAGTACCAAGTTATCCAGGTACGCAAGCACGCAACCAGAACCGATGTTTACTTTGCTAACGATAGGGAGGTGACTACCGATGAGTTGGAATAACGACAACGTACCTGAAATTGATATTAGCTATGATGATTCTCAGATGAAGTCAGTAATGGCTAGTATTTCAGCTACTCTTGACAAAAATGGTTTCGGGGATTCCGGATCCAAGTTGCGAAATATGGCGGCAATGGCTTCATATAATGGCGAACGTGCAGTCAATAAATTGGCTGAGCAAACAACTGATGAAGTACGAAACCTCATGAAAGAACGTCAATATCGGCAACCGAGTTATCATCCGGAAGTTAAGGCGTTTGACCGGAAAGCAAACAACCAGCGTATGGTTGACAACTTAAAGGATCACGTTGAAAACAATAAGCATCGTATCTATACAACAACGACGAATGGCGGCTATAATTACTCACAAGCGTTCGAATTTGGATTGCTCACTCGTAATTATCCAGCTCACCACCCATTCCAGGATGCCGCTACTCATCTTGGGCTAAACCAGATGAATGGTTCTTTTGATGATGAAATTAACGAAGCAATTCGAAGGGGGTTTAGCTAATGCCGCCTTCGGTTGCACTGTATTCTGCGATTGTTAAAGCTATCAACGGTCTTGGAGTAGACACCTACTCGGTTTCACAAGACATCGAGAAAAAATCACTGCCAATTTGTCGCGTTCAACTGCTAAGCAGTAATTCGACAGGCCAGTTTTTAAATGCTCGCCAGTATGAGCATTCTTTCCAGCTCGATGTTGTGACGGACCAGGGCGGCCTAGAGCAAGGCTTAACGATTGCATACATGATTATGCGAGAGCTTCGCAAGATTAGCGTGGACGGCTTCCTGACACAGATAAACGGGGAACCGTCGCTCAACTCGATGGTTGATAGCTCAACCAATCGTATTTTGAATAGGCAAACTATTAGAGTTAACTATGACATTATTGAAGACACTGCTTTTTAGCGGTGCCTTTTTAGTTAGGAGGAAAAATTAAATGGCACAAATTTCTACCAAGAATATTGTAGAGCCAAAATCTTCAGATAAGGTTCTGTACTACTACAAGCTGATTAAGCACGAACCATTAGCCAATAAGTGTCATCCACTAGGCACGCAAGGGGCCACTTCAGGTACTAACACGGCGACATTGGGGACTACTCAAACTAAGCAATTCAACATCAAGGACACCGGTTCAATTAACCAGCAACGAGTTGTTAACATCATTCTGACCAACGGGGATGGCTCTAAGACCGATGTTGCTCGTGACCTTTATTATGCTTGGGAACACCACGAAAGCATTGGTTTATGGCGTGTTGATTGGAACACCGTTCATATGTCAGGCAGTAAGCAGGTTGTTAATTCTGAATACTCTGAATGCAAGATTTCCGCATTACCCGAGACCGAAGCTCTGAACACGGTAATCAGTCAAAACATTACCTTTGAAGTTACTGGGATTGCCCGTCGTTATGACGAAGACGGTAACCCATTCGTAATGGGCGAAGAAGAATTTGACGACGGCATGTTCTCAACGGTTGCTAAGTTCTACAACTTCACATTGCCTAGCCAGATCGGTGCTGATGCTTCTGGCAATGTTGCTGACAATTCCAGCGATGATTCTCATGGTGGTGATTCTTCAGCAACCGTTAAGCTCGGTGCTGCAACTGATAACACGGGTGCAGGAACACAAGCAGCCGGTGCAGGAACACAAGCAGCCGGTGCCACTTCTAATAGCTAAGTTTTGATTTAGCCGCCAACGAAATAAACAGTACGCAAGGGCGGCTTGTAGGAGGTTCTGATGTTAAAAATTAACGGAAAAGATTACGACGTAAAGTTCAACATGCAGTTCGCCAATCGTTTGATTGAAGACTACGCTGTAAAGAACAATGACGGTCAAACTACTCTTGATGGTTTCAGCCACTTAATTAACGACCTCGTGGATTGCCAACCTGAAGCAATTACTAATGCTTATCGCTATGCATTAGATGTTCCAACCAAGCAACTGCCTTCACTTAATGATGTTGCACAAGGTTTAGAAGAAGCGGGCACATTTAAGAATCCTGATATTTTCTCTGACTTATTCAAGGAACTGAAGGACAATGGTTTTTTAATGCTGAAATTAAAAGCCTATCTGAAATCACGTCAAAATATCGTGGACGTGTCCAAGAAAGTCTTATCTGGGCTTACCGACAAAGGTCAGAAGGAATCAGCAATGATCGACCTCAAGTCAGCGGAAGCCGGACTAGCTCAGATCAAGAAAGAATTAAATCAACTCGAAAAATAATTGATGCATGGCATGAAGGAATGTTGAAACGGCTTCGAGATGCTAATACAGTCTTAGGGTCATTCACTCCCGGGCAGTTGTTACAGCTAACAATTCCAGAGTATGAAAACATGCTTGTTGGCGCTCAACAGAAAGAACTAAATCAACAGCAATTTGCACTGATGATGACGCAAGTAAGCCGTCCAGCAATCATGGTTGAAAAGACTGTTGGTGCTGACAAGATGTCTGACTTGCTGAAACAACAGCAAAACGATTTAGACAACTTTGACAATAAAGAGTACCAAAAGGCACAAGAAGTGCAAAAGAAGCGACAACAGCAATTCGGGTTGTTCTTCAACAAGTTTTCACGTCATAATCAAGAAAAAAAGGAGGGTAACACATGTCTGAAATAGTTGCTAATAAAAAAATCGTTATCAGTGCCGAAGACCGTGTTACCTCCGTCATTGCTAAAACTAATCAGGCTTTTAACCAACTGGAGCAACACCTGTCCCAATTGGGAATGAAATTCAATTCAGGGGCTAGCGAACAGTCATCGTATAAGAATGCCTTAAACTCCACTAAGTCGACTGTCAATGAAACCGACGAAGCTATTAGAAAGCTTGACCATAACATTGATAAGTTGAGTGGAACAAGAACGGTATCTGTCCATGCTGATACCGTTACTGCTCAAACCAGGATTGATAAGTTTAGCAAGAATGTTGACGCTTTGAAGAATAAAGCACCGATTATTAAACCACGTGCCGACACGAGTGAAGCACAAAGCCACTTGCATCAACTTACTGGCGCTACTAATGAAGCCAAAAAAGCAGGCCATTCGCTAACTAAAAGCTTTGTTGTCGGTTCGCTTATTAGTAACGGTATTCAGTCTGCAACAATTAGCCTAATTGGGTTTGCTAAACAAGGATTTGCCGCCGCTGCAGCCGGTCAACAGGTTGCCGCTCGGTGGAGTTCATTGGGCATGACTAAAGGTCAAATTAAAGAAGTCGGCGCAGCTGTTACTGATTTGAAAGAAAATACCAGTATGTCTGGAGCTGCCGTCTCCGACTTAGTTACTCGGTTCTACGGCTTAACTGGCAGTGCAGAAGAAGCAATTAACTTGTCAAAGGGTGTTGGTTCCATCACGGACTCACTCCGCCTATCGGGTAGTCAAGCAGATGCATTTGCTGGTGGCTTAACTCGGATTGAATCAGCAGGCAAAGTGACAACTCAATCTTTAGGCCGGTTGGAAAAACAAGTCCCTGGTTTAACCGCAACCTTGCAGAAGGCTAGCGGCATGAGTAAGAAGTCTTTTGATGATTTACTAGCATCAGGGAAAATGACTTCCGACCAATTCAACGATATCCTTATAAAAGCTTCTCAGTCTTATCGAGAAAATGCAAAGGCTTGGGATAATACCACACAAGGTGCGCTGAACAACATTAAGCAGACCTGGGCTAATTCGTGGAAAACGATGATGACACCCCTTACTCAAAGCTCAGGTCAGGGGCTTGGTGCTCTATCTAAGGCACTACAAGCCTTGCAACCCGAGTTTAAGCAATTAGGGGAAACCATTGCGGAGTTAGCTACGAAGTTTGCTAAGTGGTTAACACCACAGCATGCCAAAGACCTAGGCGAGATTGTTGGTGCGTTTGGTAAAATGGCGTTTGTTCTTGGCAAAGGTGTTTGGCATACTGTAATGGCACCGTTTGAGTTGATCGGCCGAGTTATTCAATTACTATCAGGAAAACATGGCGATGCCTTAGATGCAATTGCGACTGCTCTTGACCATATCAGCAAAAACAAAATTGCTTTGACCATTTTAGAAGGCATTGGCACCGTTTTAGGCGCTCAACTTGCCTATGGGAAACTGTTCAAAGTTGCTGATGGCTTAGGGCTTGTAAAAGATGGCATATTAGGCATCGGCAAAATAAAATTTACTGGAAATATCTTCAAAGATATTTTCAAAGGTGCTGAAAGCCTCAAAAAAATCAAGATTGATCCAGCTCGATGGTTCAAAGGCGGTAAGTTCAGCTTCAAAAACTTATTTAAAAACGCTCCAAAGGATGCTGCCACGGCAGGTGACAAAGCAGGTGGAAACTTTGTAACACGACTATTCTCAAAGGTCAAAGGAGCTAAAGTAGAAGGACTAGGTAGAGGCCTCGGATCTAAACTAGGTGGTGCTTTTGCGCTGGCGTTTGGTGCTATTGATCTTTTCAAAGCATTGTCTTCAAAGAAAGATAAGGCGGCAAAGGTCGGCAAATCCCTTGGTGAAACTGCCGGTGGTATGGGCGGCGCTGCAATCGGTGCTTCGCTAGGTAGTGTAGTTCCAGGAATTGGTACACTAATTGGTGGATTACTTGGCGGCCTTATTGGTAGTAAAGCAGGCGGAATGATTGGCGAAGCAATTGGCAAATGCTGGGGGACAATCAAAAAAGGCGCAACCGAAGTTGGAAAATTTCTACTTAACGCTTTAACGTTGCCTTTTAAAGCCGCTTTCAAGGTTGGCGAGTGGTTTGGAAACAAATTAAAAGGAATTTTACATCGCAAGTCGAATCAATCATCTAGACAACCATCTCAAGGGGAAATCAAGTCCTTGGGCGGTAACCGCTACTCAAAGTCTGACATTGCCAACATAAAGCAGATGAATTCTGCTGTGCGGGCTTATACTCGGTCACTCAAAGAGTTAAAGGCTGTTGTGAAGAAAGATGATCCGACCAAGCAATTGCGCAATATGAGTAAAGAGTTCCGCAGGATTAATCCATCACTTAAAGAATCTGCTAAGTATTGGAGAGGTTTGACTAAACCGTTAGAAGCGTCTGCTAAGGCGTTCAGGGTGGTTGACAAGGCTCTTGACATTTTTAAGCGCAAGAATAACCCCATGGACCGGCTTAATTCATCTGTACAGAAGCTGACTAAGACGGTTAAAAAAGAACAATTTGGCAAATTACTCGCAAAACAAATGCAGATTGCTGACAAATCAATGAGTGGAAAACACTCATTTGTCGGACAGTTTGAAAGCATGACTAAGCGGGTTATTTCTCAATTAAGGCAGTTCAGAAAGTCGTTTAATGCTGACTGGAGAAATACTTGGTCACACTTGGATAGCTACCCAAGCCGCGGTCTGTCAAGAACTGCAAGCATTGTTTCAAGCCGATTGGATGCCGTGCTTAATCGTGAGCATAGTTTTTCGCACAGTTTCTTATCAAGCTGGCGCAGTTGGGTCAGTGATGTGGTAAGTGCTATGCGGTCTGGCTTTGAAAAATTACCGGGTATCGCTCAACATGCCATGTCAGGAATTGTGAGCCGATTAAACTCTGGTATCAGTGCTATTAATGCTGTCATTTCCGACTTCGGTGGTGATAAGCGTTTAGGATCAATCCACTATGCACGTGGTACATTCTTCCACCCAGGCGGTAAAGCCGTCTTGAATGATGGCCCAACTGCACATAAGCAAGAACTTGTGTGGGAGCCTTCACGCGGTTTCTCATTGCCGCAAGGGCAGAATACAGTTCATGACCTCGAACGTGGTGCGATGGTGCTTGATGCTCCACATACTGATCCATTGCTTAATCGGATGGGCATCCCCCATTATGCTGGAGGAACGCTCTCAGAAGATGAGCAAGACAATTTGGCTGAAGAATTTATTGACAATCCAGTTAAAGCTTCACGTGATTTGGTCTTGAAAGTCACTAATTGGAACTCTAACGTGCCAGCTATTGCCGACTTAGGTAAAGCAACGGCAATTGGCTTCTCACGTGGGATTGCTAACGTCTTAAAGGACTTGCTTGGGATTATCAAGGAACCAATCAATGGTGACTGGACGCCTGTAATTAAATCAGCCTTCAGGGTATTACACATTAGTCCTGCAGGCTGGATGATTTCTAAGTTCTTGCGGCAAATTCAAACTGAATCAGGCGGTCGAGAAAATGCTATCGGTGGAACTGATGGATTACCGGATGGCAGAGCAACTGGTTTACTTCAGTTTAAGCCAGGGACATTTGCTCATTGGGCTAGAGCACCATATGATCACATAATGAAGGGCTTTGACCAAATTGTCACGGCTATTCGTGTGCTAATGGCTGGTGGTGAAGGTGGTTGGAGTAACTTCGGCATGGGTCATGGTTGGGCTACTGGTGGAGAAATTACCTCTCAACAATTCGGCTGGGTTGGTGATAATGCTCAACATCACGAGTTTGTAATTAATCCGTACAACAGTAACTCACTACCATTGCTGACTAAAGCATGGGCGGTCATGAATGCTAATCACCCAGAATGGAGAACACCTACTGGCAGTTCTTACAACGCCGAAATGATTGCTCTAATGAAAGCGGCTGTTGCATCTATTAACAATATTGATATTCACCCACGGGTTTACGTTGAAGATGTGCGCCGACCGATTAATAATCGCGACGCTATGGACTACTCACGAGTAATGAACTAGGAGGTGAAGCAATGATAGAACCATTTTCAACGGCTGAGGATAAGCCGCATGCATATCCATTTCTATGCCCAAGCGAAGTGGGCAACGGAATGGAACGGTACCTAGACTACGAGCCGATTGAGTTCGCTATATCGCCAGACGGCAAGGAATGGACCAGTGACTATGACGTTCCTGACTTAGCTAACATCTATTGTTATTCCGCCCCTGGGGTTCAACCAGCAACGATGTCTGATAGCCTGCGCAAGGTTGGCTTACAAGATGGCTCGCGGCTTCTGTCGACAACATATTCAACACGAGAACTAACCATGAGGCTAATTTCATATGGAAACTTTGGTGAAAGCGATGTAATGCTTGGCTATGATGCGTTGCAACGCTTTTTAGTTTCCCGTGATGCTTACTGGATTTGTTTTGCTAACTGGCCGCATCGTATGTACTACGTTAAGGCAAAGATGAGCGCACCAACTTACACCAGTATGACTGGCTGGTCCGTTGATGTGACCTTTACTGACCTGATCGGGTTGAGCCGGAGTGTGGGCACTACTGGTGATTACGCCAACATGGTTCTGGGCTTTGGCAACAACGAGCCCCTAGACCGGCCACAGTACAAGTTCACCACGAATCACTTTACGGTAGATAATACTTCCGATGTTCGGATTGATCCTGAGCGGCGAGGGCACCCGTTTGTGCTGACACTTGAGGGCAGTTCAAACGGCAACATGAAGATTACCAATAAAACTACCGGGGAATATGTTAGCCGAATCGGGGCCAGCACTGGTAAAGATAGTACTCATGAGAAAACTAATTTCAGCGGGAAATGGGTTCTTAATGGGGTTCGTAAAACGCTGAATGGCAAAAGTGACAATATGCACTGCACCTCTGGAGTGCTTACTCTAGCTAAGGGACCCAATGAATTTCAAATTGATAATTTTACCGGTACGATTACTTTTGACTATGCGGAGTGGTGGCTATCATGACCGATTTACCTACTAACACTTATTTAAATTTAAACGTTACTAACAATCTAAATAACAAGAAGGGTGATATAGCAGAGTATCTTGATCTAAACGATTTGAGGGACACTCTTAAAATCAACATCCAGTTGAATTCAGCATATGAGATTAGCTTTACAGCCACTTATACCACTCAGTTCAAGGAAGCCTACCATGAGCTTCAACCAAAGCAAGGAGTGTGGTTTAACAATCAGGAATATTACATTCAGCAGTTAAACCATACCACTGATGAAAACGGCATGGATCAGCTACAGGTGACGGCTACTGCTATGTTAATTGACCTGATGAAGAACGTTCGGATCGATCCGCCAATTCCAACTGAGGATAATCCAGAAGTGGATTCCGATAGTTCTGATAACAATTCGAACGACCAGCAGCAAGATCCGCAACCAGGTACAATCACGGTCAAGAAAACTGATGAGCAGCAGACTTATACTTTGCAAGACCGGTTGGACCAGTTCTTCAATAACAATGACCAGGGGATTAAGTATGAGTTGCATGGTAACTTCCCCCAGGCGGCCGTTGACTGTCAGGGAAGCCTTTATGAGTGGCTGGGGTCTAACCTAGCGACGTTCGGGGCATACTACGTTCCTGACAACTACGTCTTAAAGATCTATGACATTGCCAGTCTACGTCATAAGACTGACCATGAATTCCGCTATCTTCATAACACCAGCACCATTAATCTGCAGACTGACGCTACTAGCATGGTCAACTGCTGTGAGGTGTACGGTGGGAAAATGGAGAAAGACATTACTTCTGGAGTTGGCGGCGCTGGAGGCGGTGGTGACCTTGACTCTGTTGAGGGTTTCGCCAAGTCACCTATCAATGCTGACTTCGGTGTCAATAAGCAGGCAATGTTAAGCAACTTTGCGGCACGTGACACCCGTGTACACGCCTGGGGAGTTGACGTAAACCAATTATATGACGTGGTCAAGGGGAATGGTGTAAGTCCCGAATGGTTCTTTGCTTACGACTTGATCGAAGGCGGAGCAGGCTACGGCTGGCTTAATCATACTTACCGGCAAGGCGACCCATACCAGGACGCGGCTAGTGTCTGCGGCTGGATTAAGCAGACTGCTAATGTCGATAATCCTATTTATGCTTGGAGTGCGGCAGAAGGGGCTATCGGAGCGAACGCTGGCTTGGCTGCAAAGTGGAACCAAGAATTCCCCAAAGGCAGTATTGGCCGTGTTTATCTGCAAGGTACGGCGGCCGCTGTGTGGGAACTTGCTGGGCAAACAGGGAATGCTTCAATGGGAGCGCCCCTTGCCTTCTGCGTCAATTGTATTAAGTCCTGGGGCGGTCATACCGTCCACAACGATGACGCTGACGGCGGCGGTTGGGGATGGCCGTTTCCTTGTGGTGAAGGTTCGTTCCTTGGTGGCCAACTCTTTGGTGTTCAGCCAGGCGGCGGATTTCGAATTAATGGCTTCCACGACGGTTTGGATTTCGGGTCCTATGATCACCCAGGTGCAGAAGTACACGCAATCCATGGCGGGAAATGCACTACTGGTGCCACCTGGGGCGGTCCCGAAATTAAGTGGTATTTTGTTATCACTGATAGCACTGGTTTGAACGTAGAGTATCAGGAAGGCTTTTCCAATCCTGGCTGTATCAGAGTGCAACCGGGACAGGCAGTTCACACTGGCGATGTTGTTGCCATTCGTGACACGGACCACGTCCATATCGGGATCACCCGGATGGATGTGCGGGCAGCTTTCGGCCATGCTTTCAGCAATGACGGCACCTGGTTGGATCCGCAGCAAATGATTAAGACCGGTGGCAATGCTTCACCGGGTGGTGATAGTGGTGATAGTAGCGATGTGACTACTACGACACAGACCTACTATGCACTGCACTACACCTACCGTGATGAGGATAGCATTGCAAATTACGGCTTGCAGAAGGGGCCACCAATAACGATGGATAGTATCTACGACATGAATGCCCTACAACAGTATATTGAGCAGACTGTCCAGCACGACCCGCCAACGACACTGACCGTCAGCAACGTTTCGGAAACTGATTTTAACATCGGTGATGTGTGGCACTTGGTAGCACCAGAGCTGAACCTTGACACTGATGTCACGCTGATGGGGATTAATTATAATCCTTACAATCCTTCGGAGGACGCTTCGGTGACCTTCAATAACACGGGCTTGGACATGAAGAACTCCATCTATGCAATGGCGAAGGACATTAAGCAGATGAACCACAACGTTGATAACTTCGACATCTACGGTTCTATTGGAGCCCGTAAAGAAGACCATTTCAGCGGCATTGATACCAACCAGAATAAAGGTAGTAACAGCTCGATGAAGTTCAGCCCAAAGGAGCTGGAAGCCATTAAGCAGTTTACAGATAGTTAGGGGGCAAGAAGATGACAAAAGCTAACTGGATAGACGTGTCGTACTTCCAAGACCCCGAAAAGTTCGACTACCAGGCGGCTAAGCAGGCCGGGATCCAGGGGTTGATTATCCGTGCCGGCTACGGTAAGACACAAGACACCGCCGCCGCTCAGCATATCGCTAATGCCCAGAAGTACGGCTTCATGTGGCACTTGTACCACTATTGGTACAACATGGGCGGCGAAGCTGAATGGGCCGTGCAGAACGCTAAGAGCCTGGGCCTGACCGCTAATCAGTACCTCTTTCTGGACATGGAAGATAAGTCCCTGCCGGCTGACTGGAATGGGCAATTTGCTGTGTTTCGCAAAGCAGTGGGGGATGCGTACAATGTCGGGCTTTACTGCTCCGACAGCCCCTACAAGGCGAAGTTCCAGGATAGTCAACTGCAACAGCTCAAGGTGGCCCGCTGGGTTGCCTCATATAGCTATGAGCCTGCCAACTACGACATATGGCAGATGTCAGGTGCAGGTGGCGGCGGCTTCGGCAGCTACACCGGTGATGTCGACCGTGACTACACGAAGAGCGATATACTCAGCCTGTACGCCACGACTAACATCAATCCGGTGGTAACGAAACCGACCGCTGACTTGCAGTATATCCAGCCCATCATGCTACAGCCTGGTTATGACACGGAAACTAACATCTATGGCCTGGGTTACTCCCCAGACAATGGGGTTCACTTCTACGTGACTTACACCACGTTTGGTGCCAAGTACCGCCAGGAAGATGCTGACAGGCTCTGGAAGTATCTGCAAGGGTTTGTTATCAAGCAGATCCATGATGCCGTGTCGCTTACCTGGGACAATATCAAGGGGAAACCAGACGTGGTTCTTCGGAGTGACTTGCCGGACTTTAATCAGTTCGCCTTGAAGAAGGACCTGCCAGCCCCCGTGGACCTGTCGGAGTATGCTAAGACTGATACTGTCGAAGCTATTAAGGCAACTGCCGATAGCGCACTAAGCAAAGCGGAAGAGGCGCAATCAACGGCAGACGCTAACACCAAGGCGCTAGCTGACAAGGCTGACCGAAGCGAACTACCGGTAGTGCCAACTGACTTGGTCCATACCGCTGAAATGGAGCAGGCCAGGGCCGACATTACCAAAGCCGCACAGACGGCTAGTGAAGCGGTGACTCTTGCAAAAAGCACAAGTGTCACTATTGACACTAGCAACATCCATCAAATTAAAAAGCCTTCCGAATACTCGGAGGGCTTTTCTTATGAGCTAAAAAATGTCAACGAAATTGGCCTAGATCGGACCAACTTCCATGTTAGTGTCCAGCAGGGTACCCAAGGGTTACTGATGACAGTGTCGTTGCAAGGCTTTGCCAGACAAAAACTGGAAATCCTTGACAGCGACCGACCGCTTACCTTTGAGCGTAACGGTGCTGGTGACACATGGCACAGTTGGGCGTTTATGACGACCGCGTGAGGTGAGTAGATGAATTTAGTGAAGTACTATAACGATAATATTCAGTCAATCTACAACCGGGTGCTTGCCTTATATAACAAGGGCCAGCCGGCCTATGAAGCAGATGTGGCGACGCCGAAGTTGGAGCTAATCCCGGTGCCTAAGCCAGGCGATAAGCTCAACCGGGCCGTCTATCTGTGGACGATTGACTGCATTAAGCAGCTGGAAGCGGTAGTAAACGCACTTATCGGTGTCTATAACGACAACGGCGTCATTGACTATGACGTGGGGGACACGCCCGACATCAAGCTGTGGTTGCCTGAGCGGCTGGCCATTGATGATACCTATATCGCCAAGCTGTCGGACGATTTTGAAGATTGCAAAAAGCTGCTAGACCAGCTTGATAAGAACCTCCAGCCATTTTTGGCTGGAATGAATTAATGAAAGGAGTGTGAGCTATGGCACAGCAAGGGGACCGAATGCGGACACTGATTGACTTGACCCGATACGAGGACCAAGTGCTGGATATTTCCGGCCATTTTAATGCTCGTGTTGGCGATACTCAAGACACAATGCCGCTATGGATCCAAGATAATGGTTTCCCAGTCGACTTGCGTACTTGTAAAGTTGCCTGGGGCGGTGTTGACGGTAAAGGTGTGCCGCACCGTCACGAGAAGCCAATTTCCGATTTTAAAATTTATCGGGGCGACCAACCTGTTGTGGGAAAGTTCACCCTAGAATATGATAGCGACACTTTTAATGTGCCTGGTCACTGGGAACAGTTCTATATTCAATTTATTGATGAAAACGATGTATCAATTTCAACCGTTGATTTGCGGTTTGATGTCTTTGACAACAAATTCTATGCCCACCTAGGTGACGCCGAAAAGTCTTATGTTGAGGAATTTGAAGCTATTCTCAAGGCCGTAACCGACCAGGGGAACAAGACTACCGCTGACATTAAGCAGATGGGCAAGGACTTCAAGGACAGTATGACGACTTGGATTGACAAGTACAAGCAGACCTTGCTTGACGCCATCAAGGCGGTCAACGACCCGAAGGACGGCCTGTATATCCGTTACCAGCAACTGCTTGATATGACCAAGCAAATTCAGGAAACGTTGAAAGCGGCACAGTTCCACGACCGTATCTTCCAGTACGCTACTGTGCAGGACATGAAAGACGCTGTCCAGCCGCTGCCGGGTGACCTGGTCGTTACCCAAGGCTGGGAAGCCCGTGACGATGCACGCGGGGGCTTCTGGCGAATCCGGGTCAAGCGTGATGGTGAAACGGCAACGAACGTCAACACCATTGAGCTGGGCACGGGCTACATTGCAGAGCGGGACTACGGCATTGTCGAGGATATGGAGCCTATCCACATGGGGACGGTAACCTACGAAGCTAAGGCAGACGCTGACGGCTTCGTGGACCTGATGCCGCCAGTGCATATGTATGTTTCGAAGTACGGGGCCGGGATTGCCCAGGTCGATGTCGACATGGCCGGCGGGTCCGAAGTAAGTGAGGTCAAGGTGCAACCAGTCTTTGACGGTAGCAAGTGCGAAATCTACATTTCGCCAGCCGACATTCGTTTCCGGATGCCGGACATCAATTTGGAAACACCATCAAGCGCCGAGTGTGAAGGGCCAAACGTGTACGTGGTATCAAATATTTATACACTGACCCTGTCGCTCAAGGGTGCTAAGGCGACCGGCTTCACGATTGATAAGGACTTCATCACGGAGTACCGGGACTTAATGACGAACTTATAGGAGGTAAATTATGGCTGATGAATTGAAAATGAAACGCGGCGAGGGCTTGTGGCAAGACAAGTACAACCGCCTTGTTGACATTGTCCAAAATAATCAGGGAACAATTGATAATCTTCATTGGATTAAATCTGATGATGGGATTGCGCTTTTGAATGGGTATACTGGGTGGGCTTCCTATCGTTATCTTACGATTGCCGGAACTACTTTGGTGAACCTACGAGCCCACCTGTCAGGCCCTGGGCAACAGGGCAAGGTAGTAGATCTTTTTACCATTCCTGATTTCGTTAAATTTAAAGATGGCATGGAAACGAAGAACTGGTGGGGAACGTCCTACGTTATTACTAATAACAAAGTCAGTGCTCTTACAAACAATAATGATAAGCAAGACCTTGTCATTAATTTGTTCTACATTGTTAATAATTAAGTGAGGTGATAAATGATGAAAGCTGTATATCGTGCAGACGCTGTAACACATTTTCAAATTGGCTCTGATGTGGTCCCAGATGACTACCAGCTCCAAGCTAATGAAACTTTTGAGAACCCAACGGGTAAGCGGACACCGGCAAAGCTGACACCTGCTGGCTGGGTTGACGCAACTGAGGAAGAGTACGCTGCTTACATGGCAAGACGGCAGCAGGAGATGCAATCGTGGATTACAAAAGTCACTGCCTCGCCTAACCAACCAGCAGATGATAAGGGGACCGAAGCCCTGGGCGCCTTGGGTAAGCAAGTCGGGCAGCTGGTAATCGATAACCAGAAAAACACCAAAGCTGTACAGGCTCTGGGTGCTCAGATTGCAGGGTTAATCGCAAAGGACAACGCAAACGGAGGTAAGTAATTATGGGAGCAATGTTTGATTTTTGCAAAATTATGTATGGTACAACTGGCTTTGACTTGGACTTCTATATCAAGTTGGGTGATGCAGTTCTAACCGCCGCTGGCTACAAGGCAATCACCGGCAAGGACTACGCTCCTGCCACGACACCAGCTGTATAGCTTGTTAGATAGCTGGATATAGCTGATATATAGTCGCCTGAGAAATACACAATACATAGAAAGCCCCGGGTTTAGTCATTTCAAATGACAAAACTCCAGGGCTTTTATTATGGGCGGCTTTAAAATAAAAAATGGACGCTTATTAAGCGCCCGCAACCGGTTCGGCATTGAGGAGCTACCACAACACCATTTTGCGCACCGGCCTTCTAATCATCATGTCTATATTATATCACATTCTAATTGTGATACAATAATTACTGCGCACCGGGTGGGTAGCTCCCACTTAAACTGTGTGCAATAGGAGGTGACTCCTATGGGACATTGGTTCCTTCTGATCATCATTGTGCCTAATAAGCACATAAAACAATTAATCAAATGGCTATTTAAATTCTTTAAGTAGTACCATCAGCGCTTATCTTCGGATAGGCGCTTTTATTTTACCAAATTTTAGGGAGGTGGGGAAATGAACTGGATAACACCCCATTCTTTTTTGAGCCTAAATTGGGACGAGTGGGCCTCTATCATCGCTATTTTAACAGCTATCGTGATTATCCTTAGATGGTTGCTTACTAGGGCAGATGAAGAGCTGTTTGACCCTATCCGACACCAATTGCAAGATGTTAATGATAGTTTGAAGGAGTTTAACCATCGTCAGTCAAGGGCGGAATTGCGTCTTGAAGAAGGCGATAAGAAGTTTATCCATCACGATGAACAGTTGAAGGATCACGAGCGGCGGATTACAAGCTTAGAGGAGGAACATCGAAAATGAAACTAATTACTGATATTGGAAACTGGTTAGTACAGTCTGGGGCCTTGGTTACCCTTGCAGTTTTTGCCTGGAAGTACCTCAAACCCGTTATGTTGGAAAAGCAAAAGCACGCCAAGACCGTGCAGGAAAAGGAACTGCTGGGGTTGGTCAACTCTTTGGCCGATAATACCGTCAACTCGCTGGTAAGTGCTCAGGGTGTTACTGGCCCCGACAAGTTCAAGGAAGCCACTAAGATTGTAGGTGGCACTTTGGCTGATAAGGGCTTCGACGTACACCGGGAAACAGTCGAGCACGCTGTACAGGCTGCTTACGAAAAGAGTGACCTGACCCCAACTGTTGACCCCAACAAGGAACCACAGACGGGAGTGGTAGTTCATGACTAACTACGGCTACACTCTTGATGTGGCCGCCTTTCAGCCGCAAGCAGTCTACTACGACTTCTGGTCTAAGTGGAAAGCTCGTGGGGTGAAGGGTGGTATCGTCAAGCTGACTGAAAGTACCTGGTACGTCAACGAATACGCCGCAGGGCAGATTGCCGCTATCAAGCATGAGGGACTGGCAGTATCTGGGTATCACTTCTCACGGTTCCGGGGGAATTCATACCAGGCCGTGCAAGAAGCCAACTTCGCTATTGCTCGTGCTCGACAGGTAGGCTTACCACAGGGAGCTCCGCTAATTCTTGATTACGAAGAGAAGCTAGGTTACCGGGCAAGCAACACACAAGCAGCTATTGCCTTCTTGAAGTGTATCAAGGCCGCCGGCTATCAGCCAGTCTTCTACTCTTACTCTGGCATGGCTAATTTGTGGGACTTTGAAGCTATCCATGCGGCTACTGGTGCCGTCATGTGGATTGCGGCATATCCTACGCTTGCGGGGGTCACTTCACCTGCAATGGGCTACTTCCCAGGTATCAGCAACTTTATCTGCGCCTGGCAGTTTACGGACAACTTTTTTGGCGAGCATATTGACGGTTCAATCGACCTTACGGGGGTGTTTACAGGCATGACACAACAAAAGATTACCAGTGGTGGCCACCTAGACGACTGCCACTTTGAAGATAGCAAGCTGGTTGTTGGCGGCTGGTTTGCCAGCGATAAAGCGAACGGCAAAGGCAACCACTACGTTATCATTACCGATGACCAGGGACACGAGTTTGCCCGGCAGAGCGTGGCACTGTCTCCACGTCCAGACGTGGCTAAGGCGTTTCCGGACATTCCGGGGGCCGGGCAGTCTGGCTTTGCGGCCAAGTTTGACTACACGAAGGACATGGCTGGTAAGAAGCTGCGTGTCTACTTCCGGTACACGGACGACCTGGCGGGCAACGGCAATGCGGTAGATTACACCAGCTTAGTTGATATGACTAAGTCGGCCGCCTACCTGGACAACATGAGCGTGTCCTTCGGCAAGCAGCTACACGTTGCCGGCTGGTTTGCGTCTGACTTGTCTATCGGCAAGCCTAACCGCTTCGTCATTTTATTTGACGCGGCTACCAACCGGGAACTGCAACGGGTTAAGGTTGACCCGGTGGCTCGTCCAGACGTGGCGAAGGCTAAACCTGACGTTTACAACGCTGGTCAATCCGGGTTCAATGCCGCCTTTGACTACGACGCTAGTCTGGTTGGCCACAAGCTCCAAGTCATCGCCCGCTACTCAGACAATGAGCACGGCGAAGGCAAGTATGTCGACTATTGGTTTGACCCGTTCAATGGGCCATCTATGCCAGTTCTTGACGGCAAGACGGAGCAGACGTTTGTTGCCCATGATATTAAAGTAGAGAGCCAGCAGGACGGAACCCTGCTAGTAAATGCAAAATAAAACAAGATAGGAGATGAGAGTCTCCTCTTCAAAAGTTAACCAAGCCCGGGCCTGTGTGGAAAGCAGGTGCCGGGTCTTTTTTTGTATATACGAGTTGACACTAAAGATAAACATGTATATACTAAAAGCGTGCTAAATTGTAAAGTAGGTTTGGAAACAAATAGTTGGAGGTACGATTATGGAAGAAGCACTTAAACTAAGAAAATGGGGTAATTCCAATGCGATTCGCCTCCCTAAAGAGATGTTAAAGCAAGTAGGAATTACCCCTGATGATGATGAAGTTCGTGTAAACGTAACAAACGATTCGATTGTTATAAGACCAAAAAAAGAAGAAAAACTATTAGATAAACTGTTTGAAAACTATGATAGCAATCAGCCCTATCCGTTTGAAGTTGTGGACAAAGGCGGTGCCATTGGCGAAGAGCTTTATTAGTTGTATCGTGCGAGTGAAGATAGTAGCGTTTTAACACGATAAAATTAATTAGAAAGGACTTGATGCTTATGGCATTAAGACACAAGCCTTACGGGCGAGGCGACATTATCGTTGTGTCAAATGACCCGAAGCCAAAGAACAACAACGAGCAGAAGGGGCCGCGCCCCTGGCTAGTTGTAAGCCGAACCCTGTTAAATGGTAATGGTCCCTTTGTCTGGGCTTTACCCTTTACAACCTCAGAACGGGAATACCCCTTGGCGTATAACTGGACTGAAAAGGGCCCTAATACGGAAACGTATGGAACTTTACTGTGCGACCAGTTAACAACGTTGGACGTTTCTCATCGGTGGACAAAGCTGATTGAGCATACCGAAGTTCCCAATGAGGTGGACAATTTAGTTCAGGCAGTTCTTGGCTACAAATAAAAAATCCACCACAGATTGAGTGATGGAGCAACGGACGATATACTTGATGTGACAGTCTAAGTATATCGTCTTTTTTTGCTACGGTAAAGGAAACAGGTGTTTATTATCGGTATAATTGCAGATGATTTTGCACCGATATGCTATAATAAAAGTGCCAAAAAGGGAAACCTTAAAAGCGGCGGCTCTAATCGAGTCGTCGCTTTATTTGGAAAATGGCACAAAGTTGGCACAAATAATTGTCAATATTTGATACTTAATGATAGATGAAGATAATTAGTCACAGTTCCTACCTATTATAATGAAAGCATCTGACAAACACTGAACTTTGAATATATAATAAGGTTCATTCAGTTGCTGAATA